GCCAATGCATGTACAACGAAACCTTCTAACTTCGCGATTCCTTCTGCATGCATCTTACGGTCTTTACGCAATTCGCCAATTTCTTCAGCTAACTTAGTAACCATGAAGTCGTTAAACTTCGTACTGGATTCCTTCATTTTGCTTTGGAACTTAACGCGATCTTCTGCTAGTGATTGCTTTTCGGCTTTCACTGCTTCGAGTTCTGCGGCAAGACCTTCTGTTACCATACGATCTAGGGCTTCTACCATAACTGATTTATCATGCTCATAGCGTTGTGCAAACTCTTCGCGGAGTTCTGCACGGGCTTGTTCTTTGGCTTCAACTAACTTGGATTCCCAAGCTTCATTGATTTCTGCTTTCGCATCCTCAGAAATAAGCTCGCTATCTAATAACGGTTTAATAGCATCTAGCATATTATTTCCCTTCAATCTTGAGACCTTGTATCAAGCGCAATACTTCACTCTTTACAAATCTCTGTGCTTTGTTGCCTTTAGCTGGGTCCTTAAACATATCCAACAACTGCTGACCGCCTCGGTGATTCAAGAGGCCTTCATATATTGCTGTAGGGTATGCGTTAGGAGCACTAGGTTGAGCAACCACATCAACAGTGACGATTTCAAAGTCACTGACATGTCCATTTGCGTCGTTTACGTTGCCGCTACCGCGACTACTGACGCCCAATTTAACACCACTAGTAAGCATGGTCTTAACCAGCTCGCCCATTGGTGTAGGTAATATCTTTAGTTTTCCATAGCCTGCAGGGCCATCCATCCACATGTTTTCAATCATGTGACTCACACGATCCAAGTTAATTTTCAAGTCATCTGGATGATCTACTTCGCCCAGAACTGAATGACCAGTTTTAATTTGTTCGTTGATAGTGTCTACTGCCTTGGCAATTTCATTAACCGGATATACTCGCTCGTTGGCATTGCGAACACCACCCTCAATGCAAATGCCTTTGAGGTATAAGTTCTTGCCAGAACCATCAGCGGCTTCCTCAGTCAAGACTTCCGCCTTGGCCTGAGTGAAGCTTAGATGTTCTTTAAGATAGGTATAGCGAGCCATATCTAATTATTAACCCTTAGGAAATGGGGTTTTTGTATTAACACCAGCGGCTTGTGTTGTCACAGGCTTTGTAGCTGGGGATAATGATTTACTACCAGTAGCTGGAGCATTTTGGAACTTGTCACTGCTTACAGGACTTGTACTTGGTGCTGGACGGCCTTTGGCTTCTGCGCCAGTTGTTGAAACTGGTTTAGCAACTGCACCTACTGCGCCACTATTAGCAGCTGTTGTGCTTTTAGTGTTTGTGCCAGCTGGTTCTGTTGTTACAGGCTTTGGAGCAGCAGCCAATGTGATGTTTTCCATCATACTTTCGTCTGTATCAAATGCCATTGTGTCGTCGGCAGCCATTGCATCGCCTTCAACTTCGTCGCCTTCTTCGCCAGCCAAGTCAGACTCCATACCGTTGTCGCCCATTAATGACTCAAATTCAGCCATTAATTCGTCGAGCTTGTCTTCCAAGTCAACTACGCGATCTTCGATATCGCCTTCGTCATGGTCTTTTTCCATGTCGTGTGTTAGATCTTCGCCGTCTTCTTCAGCTTCGTCGTCAAATTCTGCATCTGACTCGTCGGCTTCTTGCATGCCTTCTTCTTCGGCTTCGATACTGTCAAGCAACTCTTCATCAGCCATCATTGCTGTTTCGTCAAGTTCTTCAGCAGCTTCGTCGTCGAGTTCTTCTTCGTCTTGCTCTTCTTCATTCATGAGGTTTTCATAAATTTCACGACTCTTTTCTACCACGATATCGTGGAAAAGTTCTTTAGCTTTTGCTTCTTCATCGTTAATCACGTATTCGATTAACTGTTCAAATTTCGATGTCATAATTTCTCCTTAAGGTATGGCTCGTAGATATATTTACATATAATCTATAAACTTAGTACTTTTAGCGGAGAAAACTGGGTGTTTTTGACAGAAATGTTACATTGCTGGAGCAGCTGCTGCGGCTCCGTACTGTTTGCGTATATTTTTTAATTTTTCTTTAAATTCAAACTCACGTATTGAATTCATTTGGCGCAATTTGTTGATTTGACGTAGAGTTAAACGAGTTTTACGCAGGCTGTCGAGCGTGGTTTGACTGTTATCAGCAGACAAATCTTGGTAAGCACCGGGGCTACGTTCGTATAATTCGTTTAATATCATGCTAGTATTTATTATATTGTTGGCACAGGAGGAGCTCCTGCAACGCCTGCAGTAGGAGTTGCTGGGCTTGCTGATCCTTCTGGTGCGCCGCTATCTGCGCCCATTTCTGCGCCAGCTAATTCTTGTCCGGTAGCAATATCTTGTTCTATAGAGCCGGGCATGATACCCACGCTACGCATTTGCTCGCTAGCAGCGGAATTCAATTCCGGTTCGTCTTTTTCCTCGCGCCACATCTGCTCGTTTTCTAATATTTCTTCTTCACTCAATCCCAAGAAGCGTTGCATCATAAAACGCTTGCTCAAATAAGGCAACTGTTCTAACTGCATAAATGCACTGATACGAGTAGTATCTAATTCGCTTTGGCGGTAGCTGGCAAAATTTTGTGGTTCGCACAAGCTGATACCAAATAATCCAGAGTCAATGTTAAATCCTCTCCAACGCAGGAACATTTTAAATTCATCATCTAATTTTTGCATGATCAGCTTTTGCAAGCGGATACAGTACTGGTTAAACCGATATTCTTGTATAAGTGCTGTGCCTACGCGGCCGTCGTTCATAGCTTGACTGCTATCGTCTGGACCTGTGGGCAAGTAACTACTTGGCACACGCAGACCGCGGGCCATTTTGTTGTTGAAGTATTTTAAGTCGTCAATTTCGCCTAGATTTTGGCCGCCCGGTAATGGCTCTACGCTACTGCCACGGCCGTTAGCACCGTTAAATGGGAAGAAGTAATCTTCGTTGATACTGAGTGGATTATAGCTGGCATCCATCATATTGGCGCCGCCGCCTGTTACAGTAGGAATACGACGCTGATGCATTTCGTTTTTGACACGCTCAACAAACTGCATGGCCATGTGACTTGGCATATCGCCCACGTCAATCTTGAACACACGACGCTCTGGAGCACGTTGCACACGATAAATCAACACTGAATCTTCCAGCAATTCTTTTTGTTTGTAAACTTTGAAAATGTTTTCCAGGATACTTTGTCCAAATGGCCAAAAGAAATCCAAGCCTTCATTTAGGCTAAGATGAATAATATGTCTGGCATCTAAACAGGTTTCGTTCATAGCCTGTGTAAAACGATTATTGCCTACACCACCTGTGCCCCCAGCATAGCCACCTGCGCCGCCAGCGCCTGTGCCTGAATTGCCCTGACCCATGCTACCGGTTGGACGACTCACATAGTAGTCCTGGGTGGTTTTTGACGCCACGCTCATGTTTTGAAAGTTAGGGTTAATGTCACGAATAATATACTGTTCAGGACGCTTGCCTTCGCTTTCGTTAACAATCACACGTGACACCTTGGTCATATCTACCCAGTACATTTCAAATGTTTCCGGATCACGTACAAACAGTTGATCGCCGTATTTGATTGTGTTACGGAACAGCTTGAACATGCGCTGATCCAACTTGTTCATTTTGGTCCACTGTTGCAACTGCTTCTTGATAATGTCTATTTCGTGGTCCGTCGGTTTGTCTTTGAAATTAATGTCAAACGGCGTTTCGTTGTCAGCATTGATTTGTGTAGAGAATTCTGAAATAATATCTAGGCATGCATTTACTTCTGAATCCATGTCCATGTTTTCGTACTGATTATATCTTTCAATACGATTAGGATGTCCTGTATAAACTTCTGGCAAGCGGCTTGCATAATTGCGGAAAGCAAAATCGTTGCCTCCAGCATTTTGTCCGGCTGCACCCATGCCTTGTTGACGTGGGTACCCAGGAAGACCAAATTGGTTTGAGCCCGAGATTGGACTTAATTGGCCGCCTTGATCTGCGACCTTAAAGTATTTGCGCCAGCCGCCGTTGCGACCATTTTTGCCGTTATCAATTGCCATAGTGTATTATTTAGCTGGGATTAGCTAGAGTATTTTAATAACTTCTCGTCAACATAAAGTTGATTTTTAA